CCACAGTTGAGCCATCCAGCCATGCAGGTTGGGATGTTTGCGCCAGTAACAAATTTGTCGCGGCCGGTTGACAGCAGGGTTAACCATCTGGTCAGTGTCCTTGTCGTACTCCGCACCTTCATAAAACTCATCTTGCTGACCTGCTCGGGCGGCCACGTATGCATACATATCAAGACCCATGTTCTTCTCCGTTAATCAAGTGGAACATTTTTCATTGGTTCGGTGCCATTCCAGTGGGCCTGGGTGACACACACGCCTCGATACTGCACACCCATTGGGTGCTCGCCTTTTTTGGGCAGTGTTTTGATTGCCCGCTCGCAGGCAGTTTTGGTGGGCATGGTCACAGGCACTTTGTCCATGAAGTTGCCACCAGGGCTGATAAACGCAACAAGTAAGATCCATTCATTCATTATGCGGCTTCCAACATGTTGGCAGGAACACGCCACAGCGTGGCACCGTCTTTGACTGTGACATACTTGATGGCAACCTTGGTCACGGTGCCAGTTACTGTGACACCACGTTTGGTGCTGTGGAACTTCACTGTGTCACCTTTGGTGAATGTGCGGATCTTTACTGCACGAAGCTGGGCACGAGCATAGTTCACCGCATCATTGATGCTGTTGAGTTGTTCGTTTGTAAAATTGCTAAACATGATAGAAGTGTTGACTTCTTGGATTGTTGCGTATGTCATCTCAGGCTCCTTTGCGTTACAATATGTCCATATTATAGCATTTTGGCAATTATTGGTCAACCACCAAAACGGTAATACTCAAGTATTACATGCTCCAGAATGATTCTGAGCTGGGCGAGCAGAAGCGGGGGGTATTGACATCTTCTTCAAACTCTTGTCCAGTCATGAGATTAGTACGCACAACCATTTTGGGTTTGTAGTGCTTGGTGTCCACAATGCTGAGTTGATCCACACTCCAGCCTGCTTTGCGACACAGGCGAGTTCGTGTTGCACGGGCCGCACCAAAAGTTTTGTAAGCACGGGTTCTGTTGGGACCATCTGTTACAATAAGTCCAGTACCTCTAGAAACAATGTAGTACATGTTGGCTCCTTTTTGTTACTCTATGCCTATATTATAGCAAAACGGGCATTTCTGGTCAACCAACAAAAAGTAGTACTTGAGTATTACACTAGAGCTCGTGCTTCTGCGGGGGTGTATTCACTGCCGCTCAGCGTGGCCTGTGGTGGCACAGCATTTGGCAGTTGGGGCACATCATTGTCGGGACGGAGATTAATAGAATTCAATGCGGCTGTGTTACGTCCTTCGCGTAGCGCACCTACCATGGCCTGTCCCGATTGGTTGGCAGTGTTGGCAATGGCCTCTAAAAATTCAGCTGCCATACCGGTCTGAGTTTCTTGCCCGTAGCCGGCCAGTGCAGGAATAAAAGCAGTGATAGGCAATTGTGCGCCAGCTGTGAGTGTGGTATAGTCAATACTGGCCTTGGCTTGAAATATCACTTCGTTGGCACTGTGTTGAACCATGTCAGTCCAGCCAGTGTTCAATGTTGTGGTGGCTGTGCCCATGGCAGTGATAGCTGTTCCAATGGCTGTGTCGGCCGCGGTGATCAAGGCTGCCAAGGCTAGATCATATGTGGCATATACACCAGCAGCTGGACCAGCTGGTATGGTAATGGTGGGTGGTATGCCAAATGCACTGGTCACAACACTGACCATACGTGAATATATGGTGTTTAGCGTGGTCAGTGTGCCTGCTGTGAGTTGTGCTGATATGGTTGAAGTCACAGAGGTCAAATAAGCGTTGTAAGGAATACCAGCTGCCGAGCCAAAAAAGTCTGTGGTCAAAAATGTACCATTTGGACCAGATCCCAAGGCAATGTTGGTGTCATAATATGTGACCACATCAGCAGATACAGGTGTTGTGGTGTTGGCAATCAAGTCTAGACCTTTTAGTGTGCCTAATCGTCTTGAAAATGCTGCTGTTTCGGCTGCTGTTTGTGCGATTGTGGTCATTGTAGTATAGCCCCCAGTTGAGGCGCAGTGACTCCTGCAATGCCTTTCACCTGCTGAAATGCAATTTGCAGTGCTCGATTGGCAGCAGCATTGGCAGCAGGAATAATTTTGGCCAGGTCATCGCAACCCTTTGGGGTCAGTGCACCAGAATTCAGTATGGGAGTGATCACACTGTTGACTGCGCCAGTGGAGTCATATATCAACACAGGCCCGCTAGGGGTGGGCAAAGTCAAACTGCTGTAGCTGGTGGGAAACAATTTCACAGGATTCAACAGTTCACACATTTGTGTGATGTTTGGTAATGTGCAATTCAATATGTCCAATACTGCCTGCAGATTATCACCAGTCACATTGCACAATCCAGGATAGGCTTTTTTTTGCAATCTATCAAATTGATTGGCTGTGAGTCCTTGAGGATTAAAAAGACTCTGCACATTGTTGTTCACAAGATCTGATATGTTTTGATCAGTCAACCCTTGGGCTCGCAAGGCAGCAGTCACGCCCGGCGTTGAGCCATTCAGCATGCGGCCTTGCCGTGCCAGTTGTTGCAACAGGCCAGCTGGAGTACCAAACTGCAACAAATTGTCAAAGGCAATGAGATCACCGGTAGCTGCCAAATCAGCGCCAAATGCAGGAAAAGCCAAGTTGACCTTGGCAATGTCTGCAGTGATGAGATTGTTTTGGTTTGAAAATGTAGGTCCCAAATAGTCAGTGCTGTTGACATTTACAGCACTGTTGATAATATTATTTGTGAGACTGATGTATCCCTGGGCAGCACCAAATGCCTGTGCAAACTTGCCAAAATCGCCAGACCCTAGATAGGTACTGGCTGCCGTGGTTATACTTGTGGCATAACCTGAGTTGCCCACAGTCCAGGACACGTTGCTGGGCACTGAATCGCCCAAGGCAGGACAATAGTTACCTGACACATTGGCTCCCAATGTTTTCAAGTTGGCCAAGGTGCCTGCACCAATACTCAATGACACATTGCTGGCCGCTTCAGAAATAGTAAACAACAAGTTAGCAATGGGTGCAAGAGAGTTGTAGCTGGCAATGTTGTTGGCCAATTGAGTATTGGCAGTTATTGCATTACCCGAATAAAACCCTACACCTGCTGTGAGTTGCAGTGGTGTTGCTGTTGACTGTGCCATTATGCTGCTCTCACTGTGCTAGATCCTGCCACTCTAGGATGTCCACAAGTGTCTGCATCGCCGTCGCGTATCACAGGTTTATTGCCTGCTCTTACTGTGCCTGAACCACCCGATGTCACTGCCGAACAATGAATGCCACAACCGGGTTGTCCACAGCAGGGGTGCGGTGAGACTGAAATGCCAGGTACAACAATGGGACGACCATTTACTCGCACAGAAGCCACACCCGAAGTGTTGACTCCACCTGATGAGTTTGGATCGCCTTGTCGTTGTACTGCTGGCATATTATCCCATTAAGATTTTACTGCGCACAGGTTTGATACCTGTTGTGGCTTCCAAGTAACTGTCCCCAACGTCTTCACGCACAGGGGCAATCATGGCCACGCTAGATATATTTACCGTGACTTCTGCCTCAGGGTCTGCAGTGAACAATGAATTCATCAACTGTATGCCTTGCTGTCCGGGCACCACTGCTACAGGCTTGCTCAGGGTGTAAGTGGCGCTGTCTAATGCTGTGATTTTTGCCACAATCTCTTCACCATAGCCCATGCGCATGGTGTATGTTTTTCCTACTTCAATCATTCTAGTTCCTTTTTAACTATTGCCAACTGATAATTTACCAAGCCCAACTTGAGCCTGTGATAAAACATGTTCACAAAGGCATCAATACTTTGTTTGGGACGGCCCAAATAGGCCGACACACCATCTTCCCACAAGTAGTCATCAAACAGCATGACACCACCGGGACGCAACAATCCAAAACACATCACAGCATCTGCCAATGCATCGTCTGCATTGTGACTGCCATCTACATAGATGAAGTCATATTGTCGTTTGTCAACAATGAGTTGTGCCAGTGATGGAAAACTCATGTTGGCCATGACTTCTAATGTTTGACCGGGCTTTTTGACTTCAGCAGTGTTGGCACGGAACAGTTGTTCAATACTGCGATCTTCGGGTATGCTATCATAACTGAATGCTGTGACAGGACGATCCGCAAATGGATCAATGCAAGTCATAGTACCTGTGTCGGTCAACATGTTTTCCAACATCCAACAACTACTGCGTCCTTCGTGGCTGCCAATTTCAAGAATATTGTTGATAACCTTTTCTTCTTTTATCAAGTAAGTTTTGATATAATCAAAGTTGACCAGGGCATTGGTAAACCAATCTGATGAGAATTGTGGCATTACATCAACCTTTGGCGCAGTTCCTGAAATCCGCCCACATACTCATCATCTAAAAAGATCTGTGGCACTGATCTGGCAGTGGGCACTGCTTCTAACAATTGCTCACGTGTCCAGTCTTGACTGATGTTGCGTACTTCATATTCAATGCCTTTCATTTCTAACAGGCCCTTGGCTTGTTCGCAAAAGGCGCATTGGTCTTTGGACCATACTATGGCTTTCATGTTGTTTTCCTTTTGGGGTCTACTTTAATAATGCATGGTGAATCAATGCGATCTGACATGGCTTTGACACCATCTGCCCAGGCATGCATTTTCACTGACAACCAGTCTAAAAATTGCACTCTTAGGCAGCGATTCTTTTCTTGAATCTTTTCAAACTTGCTCATCACGTTGCGAATATTCTGGAAGTCTTCAGAATCTCTTATTGCAGGATTGGGTTTATACATATTTTTCCTTTTATAAATCGGGTAATTCGTCGTAGTCCAGTTGATCACTCATGACGCCGATAACATAGTTAGTTGATTCGTTCTCTTGCAGTGCAGTTTGTTTCTTGGATGTGTCCACGTGCTTCATGAACCAAGGGATTGGTGTGCTGCGTGGTGCAGGTTCCAGGTACTTGATGCCAATCTCTTTGAGTGCGCCCACTGCTGTGTAGTCTACAAAGTCTTTCAAAATCTGTGCATTGAGTCCGATCACAGGACCTTTCTGGAACAAGTAATCGGCCCAGGCTTTTTCTTCACGGATCACATCCAGGTACATTTGGTACACTTCGGCTTCGCATTCGGCCTTGGCAGCAGCAAAGCGCGGATCTTCTTTGACCACTTGATTGATGATCCAAGCAGTCCAGTCTCGGTGTAGGATTTCATCTTGCAGGATCAGGCTAATGATGTTGCCGTTGCCGATAAAGATACGGTTCTCTACCATGGCCAATGACGTGGCAAAGCTCACCATAAAGCGGAATGCTTCTAGTGCATATGACGCATTCAGTGCCAACCAGATTGATTTGATATGAGCATCGTCAGACACTAATTCAAATCCTAGTTCTTTCTTGCAATTCATTTTATGTAAGTCATCGTAGTATTTGCCCACACTTGACGACATATCCACAATCTCTTGTGTGTCATGAATGGTGTTGAACACATCCTTGGGCACGTTATAGATATTGCGAATGATGTGGCTGTAACTTCTACTGTGAATGTTGGTTTCAAAGAAACTCCAGTTGTACATTAGTGCTTCTAGTTCAGGTATGCCCACCACAGGAGTAAAAACTTGTGCTGGTCCACGGCCTTGCAAACTATCCAGTGCTGTTTGACGCAACAGGTTTGATGTAAAGATATGCTTCACAGTGTCGCTGGCTTCTTTGAAGTCATTGGCATCTTTGGTCAAGGACACTTCTTCGGGAATCCAAAAGAAACCACGTGCTTCTTGTTCGAACTTGACAAGTTTGTTGTACTTGACTTCTTCAAAGCGTTGGATGGTCACAGGCCCGGCTGGATCTAGAAACATCTTGCGATGTAAATAATCAGTTTTGGTTGCTAGGTTGTATTGTGCTTGGCTCATTTTAGTTCCTCTATTTTATATGTTATTTTTCCAGTGCGGAGATCATGTTCCACAGTTACTCGGCTGTTGAGTGCATTGATCACCGCAGGATTGGCAGTGCGTTTCCAATGCCCGGTGTCCAAGTAAAGACAATCACCACCGTGTTGCATGCCTGCTCTGGGCACAATCAACACTGGCTGATTGCCTGTGTCAACTTGCAGTTGACAAATAGGTTGGTCCACAAAAGATGCGTTGGCATCAAACACATATCGATCAACATAGGTGTTGTTGGCAGCCCAGTCTACATAGGTTGATAGTGGCGTTAATTCAGTTACACCCAAGGGCAGGCTTGTTTTTGCTTTGATAGACTTATTGTATTTTTTTGACAGCAACAAGTTGATGTACGACACAAAACGAGGATCAATGTCTACTCCTGGCGCAAACTGATTTTTGTCATTTGCCAGAATCAAACTGTGGGCAATATCTACGGATATTGGTATGGCATATATTTCTAAAAAATACTGGCTAGGTAAAAATCTCTTGCCTGGTTGTCTGGGAATACTATTAAACAAACCTTCGCCCCAAATGTTGTTATCTACCGTTTCTGTAAAAATTACACTGGCAGAGTGGTTACAGGTATGATCATAACGTTGATTGATCAATGTGATACAATCTTGCAGTTTTAGTATCTTAATTACTTCGCAACCCAGGTGATAACGATCAGAATCCAACTCATAGGCCACAATGCTGTGAGCACCATGTTTAAGGGCCAACATGCTCAAGAATCCTGTACCAAATCCAATTTCCACACAGTGTTGGTCACAAACTTCAGTTAATATTTTATCATAAAATTGATTTCTACCAATATCATTTATCATTGGCAGATATACACCGTTGTGATTTTCAAAATCAATATTTTTTAACCAATTCATAATTATAGTTTGCAACTTTCGCAGTCTTCCGCATCATCAAAATCAATCACTTCCAAGGGTGCTGTTTCTTTGTCTGCCCGGGAACCTTGTTTGTTGATTAGACTGTAGTAGAATGTTTTGATACCCCAGTGATGTGCTTGCATTAGATTTTTGGCAATCAAGGTAGTAGGTACTTTGCGATCTGGCCAGTGTGCAGGATTGTAAAATGTGTTTGTAGAAATTGATTGATCAATGTATGCTGCTAACACAGCGGCTGTTTTCAAATAGCCCGCACAGTCCTTTTGCGCCCACATCAATTGATATTTGTTTTTGAGTCTGTGATATTCAGGTACAACTTGTGTTAAACTACCTGCTTTAGATTCTTTAACTGAGATCAGGCTCATGGGCATTTCAATGCCGTTGGTTGAGTTGATCACAACTGAACTACTCTCCACAGGCGCCACTGCCATCAAGGTAGCATTGCGCACACCATATGCTCGCATGTTGCCACGCAAGGTATTCCAATCCAAGGCAGGATCTGGTGTGAAGTCTGTGAGTTCGTTCACTCCTTTGGCTCTGCGTTCCCAGGGGAAGATGCCTTGTCCATAACGTGTTTTGTCCGAGTCTAGGCAACGACCACGTTCCTTGGCCAGTTCCACAGTGGCTTCAGTCAAGTAGTAGGCTTGATGCTCCATCCACGTCTTGACTTCAGCCAAGGCGTCTCGTTCTCCGTACTTGAGGCTGCGTTTGGCGTGCCAGTAGGCAAGGTTGGTGACTCCGATACCCAGGGGCTGGATCTCGTTGTTGGAGAGTTGGCTCTGGATGGAGAGAAAGTCTTGATAGTCAAGAATGTTACACAGGCTACGCTGAAGTATCCGGCAAGCACGGCGCATGTCTTCTGGATTACGGAACGCACCCCAGTTGATTGAGCCCAGTGTGCAAAGAGCGATACGACCATCACGGTCATCCAGACGTTTAAAGGGTTTAGTAGGAAGAAGTATTTCACAGCAAAGGTTACTCTGGTAAATGGTATGATATTCAGGATCGAATGGGCCTTGATTCATGACATTGTCAATGAACACCAAGTAGATGCGTCCGGTGTCAGTGCGTTCTTTCAAAATGCCTGACTTGAACACTTCTTCTGCAGCCATTGTTTTTGTACGCAGACTGGAATCTTTTTCATACTTGCCATACAGTTCCTCGAACAGTTCTGTATTTGAATAAAAGGCTTCGTACAAGTCAGGC